CCCGGATTGAATTCTACGCCACATTTTTGGCATTTCATAATGTTAAATTTAAATAAATAATATAAACTGAATTAAAATCAAATAAATGTTTGCTTTTTGTAACTTGTACAATTTTGTAGAATAGTTATTTAGGAACCTCTATAACTGTTGATCAAAGTTTTCTAAAAACATATTATCAATAGGCTTTCCCAAAACGGAAACATCGGAAGCAATTAATCTCTTCATATAAAAATAAATTGCATAAAGCTCGTTAACAGAAACACCTACACCAACTTCTTTATAAAATCGTTGTAGATGATACATGCTAATCTCTAAATTACTTTCATTGATGACAGATAATGAATCTGCTGTAGATAATTTAATTTGCTCCCAATCTTCCCGGTTCTTGTAAAGCCTACTGACAATACGAGAAATACGTCTCAACAAATCTGGAATAAATCCCCAAGGTGCGACTATGTTGGCTATAAACTCTGGTATTTCAGTAATTACTAATTTATACTCAAATTGAAAACGTTGTACTAATGTCATCTCACCATCGTAAACATAAACGAAACCTAAACAATAAATCAATGAATCGTCGCCTTTAAAACCAGCGCATATTAAACCACGTATTTTGATAGTCATACCCATAGCGCCCATATTATAAAGACCGTTGGCCCCTAAAGTATGTATTTGTCCGGAATGCTGTTGTGCTTCACCTTCTAAAATTGCTCTTATAGGTGGTAAAGATGTTGGGCCTTCCTGTTTGGCTACCATAGTCATTTTCCAATTCATACGCTGTGCAACCATGATTTTGCATGCTGGTCGAGAAACGCCGCATATTTCGTAAGCAGCAGCTGCTGCTTTAATTCCTTTCTCGTCTTGTGAACAATCGAATTGTTTAAAATCGTTCTGTACTTTAAGTACCCTGCGGTCGTTTGTTTCTTTGCTGTACTTCGTCCAAAAGACGGCCAAATCAGCGTCAGACTTTCCATATGATAATTGAACATTTTCTTTAACTAATAATGGCAAAATTTCATCAAAGCATCTGATAAATCC